AGACTGATTCAGAGATGGCAGAACTTGAAGATGAGGATTATGGCCAATTTCAAGATGTACTGTAGATGAAGGGATAGTTACGCACAGTGATTATGCTTACACATGCGATTGTTGCGAGATAGAGGAGGGATAAATATGGCAAGACCCCAAAAGCAAGGTTTGGATTACTTCCCTCACGATACAGATGCCTCCAATGACGAAAAATTAGAGGCGATGGAACTCAAGCATGGTTTAACTGGATATGCTCTTTACTTTAAGTTATTAGAGCGTATTTACAGGCAGGCTAATTTAGAACTTGATGTTTCTGACGCAGAAACCCTTCAGATATTAAGCAGAAAATGGCACATCTCCACCAAGAACTTAACAGGAATGATCGGCACCGCAGTCCGGCTTGGTCTTTTTGATAAAGATGCTTACTTGTCGGCGAAAATTCTGCGGTCGTCCGCCATTTGTCGGCGGGCGTCGGGAATCCTTGAAAAGCGTAATTCCATGAAACAAAGATATTTAGATTTAAAAGAGCATGTTTCTGACGCAGAAACCATACCAGAAACGGGGGTTTCTGCTGAATTTCTTTCTGATAAAGATAAAGATAAAGATAAAGTAAAAGATAAAGAAGAAATAAAAGAAACTATTACAAAAGAAACTATACAAAAGAAAGAGTATGTTTTGCCGGATTGGATAAAACAAGAAACTTGGGACGCTTTTCTGGAAATGAGAAAACGGATAAAAAAACCGTTAACTGATTATGGCTGTCAGGTCGCTATTAAAAAACTTCGAAAACTTAAAGATGAGGGGCAAAATCCCAATGAGATACTGGATGCCTCAATTATGAATTCATGGCAAGGTATTTATCCAGAAAGGGGGAATGGCAATAATGGAAAAACTGGGCAACTTAATGAAAAACCAGGGTCTGGTTTCCGCGACAGCATTAACCGTCCCATCAACACCTGAATATAATTGCCCGATTTGCAAGGACTCTTATGTGGTGCATCCGAAAATAGACGGTAAGGTGGATTATTCACAGACTATCCCGTGTCCTTGCCAGAATACACCAGAAGCTAGAGCGCGTAAAGCGCAACGGCTTATGAAATACTGCCAGTTACCGGCGGACACGGAAGACCGCACGTTTGAGAATTTCAATGCCTATACCCCGCATTTAAAAGAAGCTCTAAAAGCGGCAAAGGATTTCAGGCCGGATGGTAAACATAAGGCATTGGTTATCGGGGGGAAAGTTGATATTGGGAAATCCCATCTGGCGATTGCCGTCTGCCGTACATGGCTTGAGCTTGAAATTCCGGCAAGGTATGTGTTTGTCCCGTGGATGCTGGATGAATTACGCGCCGGACAGTTTAAAGAGGGAGACGAATCCTTCGACCGGCAGATGTCTATTTACGAGACTGTCCCAATGCTTTGCCTTGATGACCTCGCCGCAGAAACACCCACGCCATTTGCCAGGGAAAAGGTGACGACTATTTTACAAATAAGATGGGAGGCTGGACTGCACACGATGGTCACGATGAACAAGCCTCTGGATAAAATACCGGGTGACGATGAAGGACGTATAGGCTCACGATTACGCCGTTACGCAGGTGAAAACATCATCGGCATTGATGATTGTGGAGAATACTCTTTAAGGAGATAGCTATGGGAATTAATAATAAAAAACCGCTTGAAAACTTACAGTTATTATCATCACAGACAACACACACTCCCGATACTATTTCTAAAAGCTTCTTAGTAAGAATGAAAAAAGAAAATGAGATTTTTAAAGAAGAGAATAAAAATCTTAAAGCCTTATTGTTAAAGGTAGAATGTTTTAATTGTGAATATAAAAAAGAAGGCTATTCGGCAAACTGTATAGAAACAGTATAGCATAATATTGTTGTACAGGGTATTGACAAATAGGCAAACAGTGTGTATAAGGGTTAGAAA